GCCAGCGACGGGTTGATCCAGCCACGCGTGAGATCCGTTCGGGAGAGCTGCCATTCTTCCAATCCCCAATATCGGCCACGGTTCATCATGTCTCCCCGCCAGGCTTCGCGGCGGTAGACACCGAGACCGGAGACAAACCGCGCCGGGGTGTAGTTGCGTTTGAGCTGCTGATTCATGTTGCATACGTACATGGCTTCGATGCCCAACAGACTTAACTCCGGATGGCGGTCCATGACGTCCAGACTGCTCTGCAACCATCCTGGGGGCATCACGGCGTCACAATCGCACTTAGCCAACAGCGGTGTAGTAGCCATAGCAATCCAATACCGCTGGGATCTGACAGCGGATCGGAACCTCGTATCCCGCCAAGCTACCGTAACGGGAACCTGTTTAACCGCCTCCTTCAACCACTCCCGCGTACCATCGGTAGAACCATCATCATAGACTGACAACCGCTGTACATATTGCCAGTCGGTGTTCTCCAACAGCGCCTTGAAACTCTCCTGAGTGAAGGCGAGGCGGTTGTAGGCCAGGAACAGCAAGTCTACAGATTGGTTAACTAGAGCCATGCTACGCCGTATCCTGCGGGAATCCCCGTGCTCTACGGTTTGCCAGCACTTGGTGTCCTAATTGGTAATTCTCAGGACGATTCTCGTGGGTGTAGACTTCGTCCCATTCGGCCTTGCCGTTGGTTGGATGTCGGTGCTCAAATATCAGATGCCTAGCGTCGATAACTACTCCATCACGACGCGCTACTTCAGTAAACTCCACATCCGACATCATGGAGATGTAAGCTGGGTGCATAATGTAGCCAAACCGCTTATACCTTGCTCGCGTCAGTATTTGCACGGTCAGATACCGAGCAGTGTCGGAAGGTCCGCCCGTGGAAACCTCTACCACGTGCTCGCCACTGAGATCCGGGATGACTTTTCGTAGTTCATCGTCCCATCCGGGAAAGGCAAACAGATCATCCTGGCTCATAACTAACACCCGCCCAGTGCTGGCTTCCGCCCCCGCGTTGTATGCGTCCACGCAACAGCGGCGGCGGTTGTTGCGAACGACTTTGATTCTAGCTAGCTCCAACTCCGCTGAACCGGAACCGTTGAACGGCCCGTCCAAGTCCACCGACAACACGTACTCGATGTCTTCCGGATGATTAGCCTTGCTCATCCAGTCTTCATAGACCTTCCGCCAGCCATTGGGACGGGCGCTGGCGTGAACGATAGAAAACGTGGGGCCTTTAGAATTGTCCTGCATCGGTGTGTGTCTCCAACCTGTGCTCTCCCGCTCCCGCAACGGTGGATCTATGGCCAACTCACGCCTCACGTCGGCATCAACCTCATCTCGTAGTTCCGCTATCTCCGTGGCGCTCAACGCCGGAGTCCGAATCAGGTCATCCTTCTGGATCTGCTCGTTGCTACGGTAGGACATAAAGTGATCGCGGTAGTCGAGCTTAAACTGAATGGCATACCGTTCCGGGTGGGATACAATAGGTGTGCCTAAGTAGGGCATGTAAACCGAGACAGTCAGGTCATCTACCTGATTCTCGATCAGCCAGCGCTTAGTGTCGGCAACTGTCTCCCGCGTTTCACCAGGAAGGCCCACGATGATAAACGCCTTGAAGGCAATCCCGAAGTCCCGGCAGATCTTTCGGCAACGAGTATTCTGTTCCGGCGTGGTCTGCTTCTGAACACCCTTCAGTATCTCCGCGTTCCCGCTCTCCACGCCTACTGACAACTGCCGGCAACCGGCTTTGGCCAATGCTTCTGCCTGTTCTTCGTTAAACAGGTTCGACCGCACCATGGCTCGGAACAACACGTTCTCCGGTTCCAGAGCCTTGCACAACTTGATCATACGGTCGTGGTACATGTTGAACTCATCTTCGTAGAAGTTCAGGCTGTGGAAACCAATTTGCTTCAGAAGCCGAACTTCCTCAATGACGTTCTCCACGTTCCGATACCGCATGACGTGATAATTCTCCCAGTGGGCACAGAATCCACACGCATATGGGCACCCTCTGGAAGTTATTAAACTTGTTGCAGGGATCTCATACAACTTGTATCCATACTCGTGGATGGGGATCAGGTGCCGAGCTGGAATCGGATACTTGTTGACGTCTACGATCTTACCTGGCGAACTATACTCCGGACGCAATGTTTGCCCATTGATAGCGTCGGTAGCAGCTTCGACTATGGCCTCTTCGCAATCACCAACACCCACCGAATCTGCTCCCAACAGCATTGCATCCTGGGCAGCAATGGAAAAGTGTGGGCCACCCACAATTACTGGAATACCTGAATATGCCCCTCGACACTCCTTCATCAACGCGGGCATCAGCGGATACTTGGCCGTAACACAGGTGATCCCGATTAGACTGGGATCGAAGCCCGTGATAATCGAACCCTTCTTAGCCAGGTCCACAACCTTGACCTCAAAACCATTGGCTTCCAATGCCGTTCCCAGGTATAGTAACCCTAACGGGGGAAGCGCCCGCGAGTCAAACAAAAATGGGCTGTCCGGATTTATCAGCAACACTTGTCGGCTCAACGGGGGTCCTCCATAATTTCATCCTCCGGGTCGAACGGCTGCGTTGCCACGCCCAACAGCACCGACTCCGGCTCTAAAGTGAACTCATGCCAGACGCCCGCAGGAACAGCCCAGCGAAACGGCGCGTTTACATTCATGCTCACATCATTTCCAAGAACTACCTTGACGGCACGGCCCGAGAGCAGTAGAAACACCTCGTCCTTTTTTCGATGGTAGTGGCCGCCTATTGCCTGCTGCGATTTGACAATTGCCGCCTTAGCCGACCGGAACGGTAAGTCCACAATCCATTCGATCAGCGTCCGCCGGGCATCCTCGTGGATCAGTAAAGGCTGTAAGTTCATAGTTCACCATTAACCGCACAAGCTCCTTAAATCGTACCTTCGGCTCGAAGCCGAGCAATCTCCGCGACTTGCTGGGATCACCTAACAACTCATCGACCTCAGCCGGCCGCATCAGATCCGGGTCCTGAGTCACGTATCTCCGCCAGTCCATATCGAGACAGGCAAACGCTTCCGCCACAAACTCCTCAACGGTGTGGTTCTCGCCCGTCGCAATCAAGAAGTCTGTTGGATCCGGGTATTGCATGATGCGCCAAATCCACTCGCAGTACTCTTTCGAATATCCCCAGTCGCGCCGCGCTTCCAAGTTGCCGAGCTTGAGCCCGTCCTGCTGTCCGGCATGGATTCTCACGGCGGCACGAACTACTTTCTGGCTCAGGAAACACACTCCCCGACGAGGGGACTCATGATTAAACAGGATTCCATTGTACACCCGAAGTCCGTACCCCTCACGGTACGCACGACCAAGGTAGAAAGCATACGTCTTGGCGCAACCGTAAGGGGAACGGGGATAGAACGGTGTTGTTTCCGTCTGCGGCACTTCCTGGACCCTTCCAAACATCTCGCTGGAAGACGCCTGATACAACTTGATACGCGGGTCAATACTTCTAACAGTCTCCAGTATGCGGGCAAATCCGACACCAGTTACATCACCTGTGTATGCAGGCATGTCGTAGCTGACCCGCACCTGACTCATGGAGGCCAGGTTATAGATTTCCGTGGGCCGCACTTCCTTAACAATCCGCTCGATGGAGTTTCCGTCTTGAAGGTCTCCGTAATGCAACATTACTTTATCCAGCAAATGCGTGATACGAAAAGTCCCGTCCACGCTAACACGCCGCACCAGGCCATGAACCTCGTAGCCCTTCCGCAGCAGTATCTCCGCCAAGTAGGAACCATCCTGCCCAGTAATACCGGTGATAAAAGCAACAGGCATCAAATCACTTCCATCCAGAACCCTGTTCCCTGGTAACCCATAAATGCCCTGGACCGCTCGGCGTTACCCGAAAATTCCATCCCTACGGACGCGGCAGCTGCCGTCCAGTCTCGCAGACTGGTCTCAAACCCGTGACTCAACAGATATCGCGCGGGCAACCAGATCTTGTACCGGCGTCCTTGGTCCGCCAGCAGCATGGCGGCCATCAAGTAGTGCTCATTGTAGCCACGACGCTGTTGATGCCAAACTATTGGGTAATCGAACGGCCACAGAATGTCATGATGATGAACAATGACTCCCGGCTTCAGCCTGGGATAGATTTCCAGGAACGTGTAGGCCACATCCGACCCATAGGAACAAATATGGCTTCCGTCGATGAACAGCAAGTCTCCTGCGTTCAGCTCCACAAACAATGCCGGATCTACATTCTGCACGGGTTCACCAATGAATCGGTCAACCTCCTGAAAGAATCCTTTGTTCAAAGTTGCGTTGTTGAGGCCACCGTCTCCGGGGTCGATGCAGGTGATGTGGGATTGGATCAGCCCGCGCTTCCGCGCCTCCAGCATAATCATCGTGGACCGGCCCGAGCCAATCTCAATGATCCGTGGTGGTTTGAACTCCTTCAGGTTTGCCCACAGCGACATGGCATCGAACGTCGGAAAAGTGTCGTTGCCCCAAACGTGGGGCATGGTCACCACGTCGGTCAACTGCGGTGCAAGCTGGATCAAGCGTTGCCGGTAGTCGGCATCCCCGCGACGCAGCAGTTCCAGCATCAAATCCTGTTTTTCAGGTGGATAGGTCACGAAATCCTCGTTTCAGCGGTTTCGAGAGTACGCCCCATAGCCCAAACACTTAAAATTACCACCCTAGCACGTCGTTTAAGCCATATGACAGGGGTAAGGGTAGGGTTAGGTACCTTTTTAGCCCGAGACGGGCCTTAAATCGCGTTTAACGCGATAACTCACGGCTGTACGCCCCACTTCTCGAAATAGATCTGTCGCCCCAGCATCATTTGCTCCTGATGGTTCCTGGCTGCACGGAACGATGATGGAAGCGAAACGTGGTCCACAAAGCACTCTTCCGTGATACCCAACTTCAGCCCAGCATCCAACACCCGCTTGCAGTAATCACAGTCCTCGCAACCGTAGGCCGTGAACCGCTCATCCAACATCCCCAACTTCCCGATCACCCAGCGAGGAATATAGATACAGACAAAGGCTAACACACGGGGGTCGTAGCGGAACGTGGGATATTGATTAGGTCTCTGGTTTGGATTGCCGATACGATTACAGGTGGCCGACAGAATGCCAACCTCCGGACGCTCCTTTGCCTGTGCAGCCATGCGGGAGAAACCGCCGGGAGTTTGCAGTAGGGCATCGTCGTTCAACAAAACTACTCCGTCGCATTCTGGATCTTCAAAAGCCCTGGTGATTCCCAAGTTGCAGTTGCGGGCATAGATAAACGGTTTGACTCCTGGAACCACAACCACATCACTCGGCCAATCGCTTAAACCATCTTCCACAGCGATCATTCTCGCGTTAGGTTCATACATACGAATATATCCACAACAGGACAACAGATTCGTCTGCGTCTTACTGGGGATAACGACGGCCAAACTCACTTCACGGCCTCCAACACTATCGTTAGCTTCGGACCGTCGGCCACGGTTTGCACCAGGCTCTCGCTAATCACGCGAAACGCTGCCTTGACTCCATAAGACTTGATGAACCGCTCCCGGTACGAGCTGCCCTTCTCGAAGTACAGGAACGAACGTCGATTCCAGAAGCTGACGTGGGTAGGATCTTGCCAAGCTCCAGACCCGTCCGTTGTCGGAACACCAATCGTCACCCGCCCACCGGGCTTCAACACTCGCCACAGCTCGTTCATGGTATGAATCTTGTCATGCAAGTGCTCAATCACATCCTGAGCCAATATCTCGTCTATGGAAGAATCTATCCAGGGCCAAGGTCCTTCCAAATCCGCAATCCGATCTGCTGGCGGATAACGGTCCACGTTTATCCAACCCGCTCGGATGTCGTCACTGCAACCAAGATTCAGTTTCATACAACGTTGCTTCCCCACTTTCGGTTCAACAAATCCTGCATCTGTAAGCTGGACACTTTCCATTGATCCGTCGTCATGTTTCTCAGGAACGTTGAAGAGCAGTTGAGATTCCCAAAGCCACCATGCCGCACCCGGACCAGCGGGGTCACAGCCAACTTCAACCCTTCCCGCTGAACCCGCAAGCAGTAGTCAGTGTCGTCGCAACCATAGCCACTAAACTGCTCGTCCAACAAGCCGACTTTGTCTATGGTGGCACGAGGGAAGTACATGCAGACGAAACAAATCCGCTGCTTGGAAAACGTCAGCGGTGAGCTGATGGGCATCCGCGCGCTTTGCAGGTGATTGCCCACGTCGCCAATCACTTGCGGAGACAATAGACCAACGTCGGGATTCGACCGGCACAGTCGCGACAGCGTTCCGATCAACGGTTCCATCAATTCGCAGTCGTCATTGATCAGCAGCACGTCATCTCGTCCCGCTGCCAGGAATCCAATATTAGCCGCCATCGGAAAACTGAATGGAATGTCCCCAGGAACCGCCAACCAGGAATCATGCTCTGCCCCGTCCATATCGCCACTAGTCACAACAACCCTGCGGGATTCGGGCTCGTGGGATTCCACAGAAGCCCGCAGCCGTTCGAAAATGTCCCGATAGTAGCTCAACGTCACCACCGACACTCCGGTGGTGCTCAAAGGAACGTCCTCCCGAACGTTTACCGGAATAGAATCTACCGTGGGCGGTATAAATCTCGGGCGCGGGCGAGGCAGGGTGACCGGCTTTCCCGATCCAGGTATCAAATAGCCGCAGGATAGAAACTGCCGCAAGCGGCGGGGTTGACCGCGAAGAGGAGAGTTTACCGGCAAAGCGTCGCCGCCCTCCAAATATACCCCACCAACCAGCATCTGACGCGCAACGATGTAATCGGCCTGACAGTTGACTTGAATCATAACCCGTGCTTAACCCTCACAATACGTTCCGCTTCGTGCCAGCTGATTTTACCGTTGTGCGTGATACCGGGCCGCACCTCCGTGGAGAACACCGTACGACCGCAGAAGACACCCACGTGACCTTGTTCCAACATAGTCAGCCACAAATCCCAGTCCTGCAAGCGTTGCAAGCTTTCATCAAAGCCAGGAAAGTGTTCTGAGCGAATCACGCTCATGGTTGAGATATAGTTCTTACGGAGCAGTTCTTGCGAGTTAAAGTGCTGACCGCTATTGATCCGCTTCCCGCAACGGTAAGCGCCGTAAGAGTAGCTGGCCCGAGGACACGGTTCCAACGCCTCCACCAACACCTGCAAAGCATCCGGCTCCCACTTGATATCGTCATCGCTAAACAGAACATACCGGCTAGAGCACCGCTCAAAACCATGATTGCGCGCCCAGTTGGCGTTGCCCCGTTTGTCCGGAGACACAACGATTTGAAAGTCCTTAAAGGTTTGCTTCTGCAGAGACGCCAACGTGATCTCAGCGTTTCCACTCTGACGTACTGGAATAACTACGGAGAGAAGCGGCATGATTACTTTAGCAGATCTCCCATTTCGATGTTCAAAAACTTATCCAAATCTGTGTTCAGCAGAGCTTCGGCCACGCGACGGGCCTCAACCTCCGATAGCAACCCGGATAGAACAGCCTGAACCAGTTGTTCAGAAAGACTGTTAAGAGCGTCCGTCTTAAAACTGATCGTAAGAACGCACTCTACCTCACCTGGACCGCACATGGTTGACCTACGTTGTGATGGGATTTTTGTTGGGCCACTTTGCCCGCAGCTTAGCTCGCTGCACTTCCCACTCAATGTTGTGCTGCTGATAATTCTCACGGAATCGTTTACCGGTGTGACCAGCCTTGGCGGAGGGAACTACGATGGGAATATAGCAACCGTGGGCCTGATAGCAAAAGTCGGGAACGTAGGCAGACCACGCGTCAAAAGTCTCCGCGTCAAAGGTCAGCTTGATGCCCCGGCGAAAGAACACCGCGCAGTCGTCCAAGACGTATACCGGACCAGGATTGGCGTAGCATCTAACGTAGTTCAACGGATATTCTAACAATGGATTCACACCTACAATACCGCAGATGTTCCCAGCCATTGCTACATCGTAAAGCGCTTTAGTAGCCCCCGGTCCAAAGTTTACATCAGGATGGGCAAGACCGAAGACCTTACAACGTGTGCTGGCAAGTAGGTCGTTGGCTATAGACGCGGTAGAACGGCCTTCGTTGTCTATCAAGTACAACTCGCAATCCACATGGGCGGAATCAAACATACTGCATTCAGCCTTATCCGCCCCAATCACTCCCAAGCAAAGATCCAGCATCACTTGTTCACGTCGGCCTGGAACGTCGGCTCCTGCTTCTTCTTCACCGCCGTGCGATAGACTAGCTCTTGAATGGTCAAACTGGTGGCAATCTTCCAGAGAAACTGAAAAGCATGTTCTGGTGTCAATCCACTGGCCGAAAATGTGAGGGTGGAATTGGCCCACCCATAGGCCACAATAATGCCCGAAGCCGATGCAGCAGCCAAAATTACAGCTACGATGCGGCTGAGAACATCCGTGTCAATTCGCAGCCAGGGAAACCAGTTAGCGTTTTTCAGATACTGAATCAACCAAACAACAGCGGCGCCAGTGGTAATTTGAGACGCTAGTTCAGATTGTGGAACTTCAGTCATACCAAAACCTCCTCTTCCTGTAGTACTTGCCCCAAAGGTCGGTAAGGCCAAACCTTCAAAGCGCTACCAACAGTGCAGTTAACAACCTCCACCCCAGCTTTCCGTAACGGTTCTTTCAAGCTGTCAAACTTTGGCAACATGGTAGTCTGTAGGGTTCTCTGGAAACCAACAGCGTTTTGCATGTCCGCTCGTGGTTGCCAATGCAAACGATCACCCTTCACCTGCATGTCGTAACCTAACAACACAATCCGCTTGACTCCCAAGTGAACGGCGAGGTTGATAGCCTGATAGCCAGAGTTGGAACCGTTACGGATAGCCCCTGGATCAGTCTCCAATCCCAACTGCCCGGCGTTGCGCAATGCTCGCACACCTTCAATCTGATTTTCCAAGGTAGCAATAATGCGACCTCGGAACGTTTCCGCTATTCGCGTCTGATGCTGGTTCCACCACTTGATGTCACACCAGTACAGTATTTCCGCCCACGGCGCTAGCAAATAAGAATCATTGATGGCAATGACACGTCGTCCACGTAAGCGGTTCACATCTTCACGGTTGAGGCTGGGACCACAGCCTAGCAGGTAAGCAGTCTCGTTGGCCCATTCCGGCAGGACGTTCCAATAGTGCTTCACAACTGCCTCTGTTTAGGGCTGTAAAACTCTTGCCTCAATTGTTGATACTCCTTGGGTATCCACCGTTCAACCTGTTCCTTAGCTTCCATCCCCGCTCTGGTGCTTCGAGGCAAGGCTTTATACTTTGCCTCGCTAATACCCCACGAAGCTTCGGGCCAGTCCATCCACGTACCACTTGGTACAGGAGTCGGATCTCCCTCTTTGAACATTAACTTCCGGCCCCCACCTGTAATTACTGCCCGCCATTTTCCGTCGCTATACTCACCTGCAATTGGTCTACCCGCCAGGTAACTGTCCACCGCTACTATTTGACTCTGCCGCAGCTCATTCAACATCTTAGTTGCGGGATCTGTTCCCTCATACTTAAAATTTCTATCTATAGTAACTGCGGGGATATGCGCGCCGCCACCTCCACCCGTACCACAGAACTGCCCACCTTCTGAAGTCCCGGCGGGTTTGTGGCAGTCGTTCTTGCTCAACCTCAGTTTAGCCAAAGCTATCCTGGCATCGAGGCAGTAGGCACGAACTGCAAGAGCGTCCAATTCCGTCATGTTTACTTCCCCACTTTCTGTTTAACAAGTCGTTCATCAGTGCCGATACTTTCCACTCATCCTGGCGTCTTCCGTACCACTCTGAAGTTGCAGGTCATGCAGGTGCGGTTCAAAGCGTCCAGGTACTCCAGCGGCCCTGAAGCCATGGCCTGGATAAAGTAGATATCATCGGCAATTAGGTTAGCGTCGTTGAGACTGTGGAACATTCTCCACCATTTGGCTTCGCAAGTAGCATAGTCCGTCCTGGCAGCTCGGACCATGCACTGGAAGGTCTGGTTGACGTTTGCACCACTGTGAACGTCCTGAGCAAAACCACCGGTCAAGTTCAGAGCGATCAGTTGGTCCGTTCCAATGTCATCTGGATAATAACCGATCCACACACGCCAGTCAGTCGTGTTGCCCACGGCGTCAGCTAGTAGCTTATTGCGAACGATTGATAGCAGATCAGCCATTACCTATGCCTCATATACGAGCTAGCTCCCTAGCCAAATCCCGCTTCAGCTTGTCCACGACGTTTCCAGCGTTGTTTTGGACTGGTGTTTGCAGGTATTTCCACTCTCCAACCTGCGCCCAGCGCTTATACTTTTTCCCGCTGGGGCTGACACCACCAGTCTTGCCCGCGCGGGGATTCTCATGGACGGCCAGCGCGTAACCTTGAGCTGCGCCACCATAACCAAGAGTCACCGTGACCGTGCTTCTGCGTGTCTCCGGAGGTCTAACAAAGCCAGAAGCCTTCAACGTCCCCGTTTCCACCGGAACGTACTGGTCCTTGGAGATTGTCATAATGTTTTCGGCGGATTCAAACAATGATTGTGCTCCCGCCGGCAGCGCCCGCAGACCCAATTGGCGCAGCTTTTCCTTCACCTCGCGGTCACCGTGAAGTGTCACGTTGATAGCGTCACTGATGGCCATGTCAGGAGAAGAAAATCTTCATGTGATGGTTACCAACCTCGTCAGTCGGAAGATCCCAACTGACGATCAACGGTGTCGAACCGTCCGGCAAGGTGATCCGGTCATCGACGTTTAGAGTGGGAATAACGCCTGCCAGCCACGCTTGGGTGCTGGATATTACATCTTGTCCCGTAGCCCGGCTAGTCACGCGCTTGTGGCTGTACGTCACGCGAGCACGGTAGTCCACCGCTACGGCGTAGGTCAGAACCTTGCCAAATTCGTCCCTTGTAGCGGCTGCTTCATACGGAATGGTAAACGGCATCAACGACAACCAGTCGGTTATCGGCATCTAGCTCTCCGTGGCGGAATCGGTATCCGTGCCAGTATCGTCGTGCATACCACGTTTAAAGAACGGCTGCACAACGTCACTATCTCCCTCATCCACTTCCTTGTCCGCGACAGAAATCCCACCAGCATAGGGCGTGCAAAGCTGCAACGTGGAACGACGGCGAATATCCCCCAACAGACTGCGGTAGTTTTTGACGATGTCCCCGTAGCTGATGGACAAATCTCCAACGCTCTTGGTCACAAGGCGGGAGTACTTGGAAATCAAAGCCTCCGTGCAGATGATGGCCGCCACATAAGGATTGTCTCCCGCGTCAACCAAAGCCGCAGCGATCTCCTCATCCGACAACTGTTGATCTGTTGTATCAGTGTCGCCAACTAACCAGCGCACTTTATCTAGTGTACTCGACGCAGGATTTCCTGAATAAGACCAACTCACGATACCCACCTCACTTCCAAGGCCGCAGCCAGTGGAACTTTCGGAAACGCCGTGATCCGGCTATGAATGCTAGCGTTCACTACTTGCACACCATGTTCTCGCAACCGGACAACAGCTTCATTGAACCATTCTGCCCAACGCCCATACACGTCATCCCCGCCCAATCCCATCCAACTGTAGCCAGAATGCCAATGCTGCCCGCTTTGGTTGAGATCGTAGCCAAGAAGCACAATCCGAGTAGCGCCCCGTAAGAATGCCAGGTTCAACGCCCCATAACCTGAGTTTCCACCACCCATGTAGATTACTGCGGGATCTTCACTCAATCCTATCCCGCGGCGACAACGTTTCAAATAACAGGCATCAACAGCATTGGTGAAATCAAAGTCCTCAGCTACGGCCAGATACTTCTCCCCAGTAAAGTTTGTAATCTCCCGCCAGCGGTTTCGTATCCAAGTAGCATCCATCGAGAACAGCGCCGAAGCGAAGGGGACGTGTACTGCTGCGTCATTCACTGCTACCAGCACCCGCCCCCGCAGGCGCTCGAAATCAAAACCCCGGAGTGAAGGCCCTCCACCAATCAGGAAGACCTCACCCCATGGCTTTCCGGAGACGCTGCCGAAGGACATCTTTATTCCCCCACGCCGGTAATCCCCGGTCCCGACAGGCTTTCACCAACTGTGGTCCAGTCAGTTGACTAAGATCTAAAGCCGCTGCAACCGGCTGCTGACCCTCCTCCGCTGGCGGACCGTTCTTCAACATTTGGTAAGTTGCTTGAAGGTCTTCATTACCCACCTTGGCCCCCAGTGCCTGCGTCACAACCAACTGACGCGTGCGGCACAAAACTTCCAATCTCGTTGGGTCTTGGCGAAGCGGGGAATCCGTGGGTAGCGTATCCCCCGCCTTCAACTGTACTCCGTGAACCGTCATCGCGCGGAGTACAGTGTAAACGGTCCCGGCATCGAACAGATGCGGGAGTGAACTTCTCAATCTAGAAGATCCGTGCACTTTGAATCACCGTCCTTATTACAGCTCAGGCGACCACCGAATCCCAAAATGCCCCGAGGTCTGCAGAGATCCGCTTCAGGTCGCAGGCAATCTCGATCTCCACGCGGTCCGAGGACAACTGTTCCATACGGAACCGTTTGATGCGGTTGCCGGCCGGGCCAGCGCCCAAGAAGCCAGTCCATGAGAACGTGTAACCCGCCGAGGGAGTCATCAGACCAGGAGACGGCGGAACGTAGAACAGAGCCGCAACCTTGCCGCCGATGAAGGCGTTGACTGCGGCAGCGCCTTCAACTGCCGTGTTCTCGATGCCGCGCATGACCAGAACCTGCTGCACCTTGAACAGCTGGGCCAGTTCGTTCAGGTCGATCATAGCGACACCCGAGGTGTTACCATACTTCACACGGTCCACCGTATCAGGGTGGTTGATGAGGGCCTTGTAGACCGGGTAACCCAAGACCATCGTGTTTGGTTCGAAGCCCGTAAGCTCCAGCATGGCCTCCTTAGCGTCCCAAACGTCTTCGATAGGAGTACTGGCAGCGTCGTTCCATTGCAGCACCTGATTACCAACGGGACCGGCAGCAACACCGTCCCAATCGCGGGTCCAGACGCCGCCCGCCATGTAGTTGGTGGCAAACAGTTTCTCGCGGCGCAACAGAGCCTTGAGAGTGATGTACTTGGTGGCCTCGTTGTCGAGGTTGAGCGGAGAGTCCTGGTTGGCGCGGATCTGATCGTCGATGTCCTTATGGAACGCCCACACCCTTGCGAAGTACGTGTTGAGGGCGTCGATCTTCCAACCGTTGCCATGGGACTCGGTCGCCGGCGCGCGAAGCTGCATCTCGTCCTTGTTCCAATAAGCGTTGTCGTACGTGAAGTACGCATCCGACTGCTTGGAAACCGGAACGTTGGGAAACACCTTCTGCGCAACGAAGTTATTGTCGTCCTGGATCATCGCGATGCTGATGTTGGTCAGCGGGCGATTGACGTGGACGTCACTCAAAGTGGGAAGTGGCATAGTTTAGTTTTTCTCCTTTTTCTTGAATGGGAATTGCGTTGTCACCGACATGCCTACAGCGACGCCGCACCCTTCTGGAACAACACGGTGATGATCTCACCAGCGGCAGCGGCAGCTTCCCGGCTGAACCAGCCCAGAATGATGTCGCCGCTGACGGCGTCTACCGCGCGGCCCAAGGCGTCACTGGCAGCATAACCACCGAGAGTGCAAACACCACCAGCTTCGACCTTGGACTCGCCGTAGCCAACCATGACGTTACCGGCGCGGTCGGCTGCTGCCGGATCGTCCTGCAAAACGCCGATGGCGTCGCCACCGTCGCTGGAATGATGAACCTGACCGTCGGATTCCAAAGTCATGAAGCGATACTGCTGGTTCGCCATGCTTTCGGACACCGGGTAGGAAATCGTCTTCGCCAAATTCTCAACAGCCATATTCTGTTTCTCCTTTGCTGTATTTCTGGACTCTTGTTAGAGGGTCCTGGCGGACCCTACTTCGACTCCGCCAGATATGCCTCGTAAAGCGCCGGTTCCTGCTCGATGACCGTCTCCGTAGCCTTGGCAACGGTGAGTTTCTTGGTCACATCGGCAGCGACCAAAGCCTTGGCCTTCTTCTCGATGGTACCCCAAGCGCCGCCGTCGGCTACCCCGGAGCCACCCTTGCCGACCGGCTTCATCTGACCGGCCAGACAGGCGTTGCCCGCTGCCATCATCTTCTCGCAAGATGCCTTCTCTTCCGGAGTCATCTTGTTCATAGCCTTCAGAACGATAGCCTTCTCCTGCGGAGTGCCCGGCAGGCCGGCGAACTCCTCCTCGGCGCGTTTGGTCAGTTCGACCATCTCGCGCTCGTCCTGGGCCTTCTTGGCCACCGTTTCAGCGGCAGCTGTCTTGGCCTGGGATTCGGTCAACTGCTTGCGGACGTCTTCCAACTGTTTACTCACGTCTTCCATTTGTTTGCGGACGGACTCGGGCAGTTCATCGCGCTTGGCAATGGCCTTGCGGGCCTTCTCCAACAGTTCGCTGCGTGCGGCGTCGTCGCCCTGAACAAACGAGGCCTGATCGGCCTCGGGCAACGCGTCATACGCCTCGCGGTCCTCGTCGTCCAGCTTGGCAACGAGCAGAGCGGCTTCCGCCTCTTCAGCCCGCTTCGTCACCGAGGCGAGGTCCTTTTCCATTTCATCGAGCTTCTTGCTGATCTCTTCTGCCGTCATGGGCATAAGATACTACCTCCTACTTGGTTGAATTTGGCCTCCTGCAACGAGGCCGGGGTGTTAGAGATTGTTACCGCTCCAGACCTATGTGGTGGTCTGTTCCATAAAAACCGCGTCCATTCGCCGAGCGGTTCACGAAAACCTTTGATCCTTGAAACTCATACACTGTCCGACCGGACCCAGCATATCCACCTTCGTGGCTCAATTCTTTGGTCTGCTCGTGGAATTTCGCAGCCAACTTGTCACCCCGAGCCATAGCCTCCGCTGTAACAGCTGTATCCGCGCGCATTTTACCTTGATAGAGCGATGCAAATTTGTCTACCACTGGTTCATGCTGGTTCCACAGTATAGTGTGGTCCCGGCCAATCGTAACTTTTCCAGAACCCATCTTTGGAGCTTTGCCTGAACTTCTGCCAGAAGACGCGCCACCTCCACTACCTTTCCCGCCACCTTCACAAAACTGGCCGCCTTGTGGACCTGACGGAACATGGCAAGAGTTTGACTTCCGCAATCGCGCCTGTAACACATCCATACGAAACTTCAAGACACGGCGTTCCAAATCTTCGGGGATCTCGGAGAGACCGAACTTAGATGGAACTCCAACCACAGATGCAGCAGGCGGAGGTTCATCGTCATCGAGCTTCTTGCTGATTTCTTCAGCAGTCATAGTTACTCCTTTGTTGCTTGAATTGGCATCCTGCAACGATGCCGGGTGTTGAATCTTATTACCAACCTTTTAGAGCGTCCACTGCAGTCCGGAAAGATACACCAGCTGCTGGAATTTCGCTGCGATCTTTTACACCCTGCAGCTTCCTACCAGCTGCAATAGCGTTGGGAAGGTATTTCGGTATCTCGGCAATCGTTCTATCCGAACCTACAGAAATACCAGCCTCCCGATTGTAAACATGGCGGTCCCCGCCCAAGGATGTGCCCGGTTTCAGAGACATTATGTATGTCCCCGAAACAGGATCGTGGTGCACTTCTTTGGTGTACTTGTAGAGCTGAGCAGGATTGGAGTAATTGCCACGTCTCATAGCGAATGCTTCAGTTTCCTTGTCAAGTTTACCTGTTTTGATGCGAGTAAACTCCCCCAACTTTACTTCACCAGAACCTGCTCCACCTCCACTACCACTACCCTTGCCCCCGCCTTCACAAAACTGTCCGCCTGCTGGACCAGAAGGTACGTGGCAGGAGTTTGACTTCCGCAACCGCGCCTGTAACACATCCATCCGCATCTTCAGGACACGGTGCTTCAACTCTTCAGGGATGTCGGGCAGTTCATCTACAACTGGCGGAGGCTCATCGGACTTCTTCACATCCTGGTAAACCACTTCGACGGGCACCTTCTCACCCAGCGTAACCTTCAACTCGCCGCTGTTCTCGTCGCGGTCCACGGAGTAGTCCACACGGTAGGTCTGTCCGTCCTGATCGAAGATGGTAGAATCCTTGAACAAATCGCGAATCCAGGGACCGGTTGCCGGCAATCCGTTTTCAGGCTTCACTCCAAACTCATCTCGAACGGTCTGCTCCACAACGCTACTAACTCGCTGGAAGCTGTCCCTGGCTTTGAGAGCTTTGCTGACAGCTTTACCGGGTGTGATGACGCGGAAGCGTTTGAAGTCGGCTGGATCCTTCTGGCGGAAGCGCAAGGTGTTCTCCGTTTCGTCCACCTTCTCCGAGACCATGTCGTGGTCCTTCAGCCACTTCTTGGCCCGCTCGGCGTCCCAGAGCTTGCTGTCGAAGATGACGCTCTGCACTTCAGATCCACCATCGCTTCCCTCAGGAGGAAAGCCGATGTTGAACTGGATACCGGCAGGAGCCGCTTTGTCCACGCCCTCTTCCTGGTCGGCACGTTTCATAAGGACGACTTTTGCCAAAACATTCGCGCCGTTGTCAACAACAGAAACCTCGTCCAATTCGACCGAGTGCAACTGGTTCTTTTCTTTTGGCATATCCCACCTCTACTTAGAAATTTTGGAGCGCAAACCCTTCCCGTGAATACTGAACGCGGTGTACTCGCCCTTCTTGATCTTGCCCCACACTTCGCCATCTGATATGGCCCAGCCTGTCCACCACCCCTCGACCCCACCAGGAAGTTCAATCCCCATCGCCTTGGCTTTTTCGACAGTCAGTACGACGCTCTCTATGAGCTTTCCCACACCCTTACGAACGTGCATCTCACCAGCGTCGCGACAATTGAGGACGAATGAATATGCAGTCTTCTCCAGTTCATCCGCTGAGATGACGTCGCCCTGCGTATCGGCAATAGGAACCTGCACGCCGTTCTCGTTCTTCGAGATAACTGATGCCCATCCAAAAACTTGTTGTTTATCCGCTGCCTTGAAAACAATCTCACCTTGCAAATCAATACTTTCAGATTCCATGTTGAACTCCTCTTCCAAGTCGGACTTCTTCACCCGCTTTCGCTTCTCTTCATCTGTCAAAGGCTTGTCGCTGTGAACCTGGGCAGCGGTAGGTTCCATCTTCAACACCTCTTCCCCGTTCAACGGGTACACGAACCGTTCTCCACCTACAGCCAGCGTCAGGGCGTCTACCACTACGTTGAACGTCTCCGGATGCACGCACTCGCCCGTGTAGTCCGGGTCCACATAGGCCAGCGTCATGTGTGGAGTATAACCGTGATTACGGATGATGGGGATACCTTTGTCATCTAATTCTTCAATCAGCTCTTCCCGGAACGCCTCCAGCATTGCCACGTCCACCATCTTGATGAGAACGTCCTTGTCGTCGGACGACGGCGTAGCTGGGAAGCGTCCGTTGCCACCCAGCGTTCCCTGAAGGGGAGCGAACCGGGTACAGTAATCTTCGACCGTACTCTTTAACAGTTGGACTCGGTCATCGGTGAAGGCTTCCTGCTTACCTAGATAGGCCAACGTGACGTGCAGTTCCTCTGGCTCCTCTCCGCCTTCCTGAGCCAGCTTGTCGGCCAGTTCAGCAGGTGGAAACCAGGCAATCATGATCCCGTCACCGGCTTTGGCTACGTCTTCGTCACGCGGGTCAAAGCCAAGCATGTCTACTATATTCGAAGGAGTGGGTACCAGTTCCTCGTCGTCATCCAGCGACAAGTCTTCAAACTCTGGATCACGCCAGTCAATCTCTTTGTCCACTTCGCCGAAGTACACATCGATGTCAAATGGCACTGGAAGCCCTCCACGCCGAAAACACGGCCGGGTGAATGTAACTCTGCAACGCCACAGTCGGAGTGTTGCCTAATTTAGTCGCTACGGTCTTGGCTACATTCAAGACGGATTTCTTGTACTCCTTTGCATTAGTCGGAGGCTTCATGTTCTTCATCTGGTTCATGGCTTCTCTTGTACCGGTGAGTGTTCTGAAATCTTTTGTTTTGAACTTGCCGCCGTTCAAGGTATGGGTGTAGTCCAAAAGAGAACTACCGCTGATCTGAGGAAACAGCGGCCCATCCGCACCGGACCTGGCGGCCCGCTGTTTCAGTATAGACACCAATCCTCGATCTTCTACCGGCAAGTTTAAGTTCACACCTTTCTTGCCCGTGAACTGCAACCTCACTTGACCACCGTCCTCGACAACATGTTTGCCTAGTAACGTGGTCGCACCGTAAGCCTTGACCTTCGCTCCAGTATCCGTATCGCTGCCGGGGCGGACACCCATAGACATGATCAACGAAGCGCACTCGGCATGTTCCCTGACTCTGGGGTCATCGGACTTCATGTTTCTCTGGTTCTCTTGCCGAATCTTGTCGAACTTGGTGTCCAGTTCCTTGATGCGGGCAAACTTGGCCGCTGACTGGGATTCCTGAAAACTCTTGGAGTACATGTACTGCGCTCGCCCAGCTGCGTCTTTCCCGATAACTTGTAAAGCTGCCTTGGGGTCCGGGTTGATCTTCACATCCTTCCAAGCAGGAGGAACTTGGAGTCCCTTGAT